TTAGACCAAGGTGCCAAAGTTCCTGACCTCAAAAAATCTCATTGGCAAAACTACAATAGATTATTGATTTGGTGTAGTGTAGGAACCGATGTTGAAAATGGCATTTGGAGTATTTTAGGCGCACGGGAAGGCACTTATATGACCAATTGTACTGATTGGGACTATAGCAATGTTAGAGATTTTGATTGGTTATTAGATTATTGGAATACTAGACATGCAAATGCCAGTACCACTACAAATTCTGATTATGTTAATTTTTTAGCAAGTGAATTGAAATCAAAATGTGGTTTAGAAATTGCTAACTTAGATCCTGCTGGCAGTAAATTTTTCAAAACGGTATATCATAATGCACCCCGGAGAGTAAAACGCTATGTATGATATTGTTTTTATATCTTATAACGAGCCCTATGCTAATACAAATTATTTTCAATTTGTTACAACATTTACTGGGTTTAATAGGTTACACAGAGTACATGGTGTCAAAGGTATTAAGGAAGCACACATAGAAGCAGCCAAAAAGGTTAAAACTCCGATGTTTTATGTAATTGATGCGGATGCTGAAATTTTACATACTTTTAAGTTTACGAACCAATTAAATACCAACGAAGAGGATATCGTGCATGTTTGGCATAGTAGAAATCCAATAAATGGATTGGAATATGGACACGGCGGCATAAAATTGCTACCAACTAACCTAACATTGCATATGGACATATCTGCCCCAGATATGACTACTAGCATATCTAAAAGATTCAAAGTTATAAAAGAAGTTAGTAATATAAACAAATTTAATACCGATGCATTGAGCACGTGGCGCACTGCTTTTAGAGAATGTGTTAAATTAAGTAGTAGAATAATTCCAGGACAGTTGGATAAAGAAACTACCGAAAGATTAAACACGTGGTGTTATAACAATAGTTCAGCTCCATTTTCTGAATATGCACGAGGCGGAGCAAGTGCTGGAGAATGGTTTGGAAAAACCTATAAAGATGACAACGAAATGTTATCTAAAATAAATGATTATGATTGGCTTGAAGCAGAATTTGAGCAACACATTAAAATGTTTCCACCAGAAACTTTTAAGTAAGATCTTTTGCTAAAGGAAAAATTTCAGAAATAACTTTTGCACAAGCAATAGCAACTTCCTGATGTTCTTTTTGTGTGCCGTTGGCACTACGTAATTCGATAAAATGAATCCAACTGCGTAGTGTGCCATTCATATACAACCGACTTTCGATTAAACCTTCCGGTAATACAGCACGGGCTTGCTCTTTAGCAATACCTTTTAGAATAGCCCATTCGTACGCTTCGCGTGATTGTTTAATTACTAGCTCTTGCATACGTTCCCACTGATAAGCAAGGAAACGATCTTCATCGTTATTATGAACATCTAGTTCTACACTATTCTGTCTATTCTGTAGGTCCTGCCTTCTGGCATCTCTAAGTATAAAGTTGAGATCCTTTGTCGGGTCAGCATAGCGTTGGCTAAACTCTTGGAAACTAAAACTTCTGTGTCTAAGGATCTGACGGGCAATGTCTCGAGTTGTTGTAATTTCGATGCAAGCTGAGACCATTTCAAGTGGGCTCCAATGCTGGTGTCGGATGAGGTACCTGATAAGCCGTTCACTAGTTTCTGTGTTGAGTTGATTGCTTGGGTTACTGACTCTGGCACAGTAGGCAATGAGCTCTTGGGCGTCATCAATTCCCATGCTAGCAAATTCTGTAGTTGGTTGGCTGTAACTAAGTAGTCGGACATTCATATATTTATAGCTTCTTTTTCTTAAGGAATTTTTGAGTGCTTTTTTCAATATCTTTTTTAACTTTTTGTGTATCTAGCTTAAAGTCGATATCGTTTATTTTTGTTTCATAGTTTCTGCAAAGCTCGGCCAAACTTCTTTCAAAGGCAGTCCATCCTTCCCGTTTGGCTTTATGTGTTATTTTAATTTCCCAAGTTTTTCCGTCTTTGAAATTAACCAATACGGTATGTAGGTACTCCATAGGTACCACATTTAATCGTATGTCTTCAAATACTTCCGGCCAATGTTTAACGACCTCCTTGGGAAGATATCTTCCCGAGTTAGTCACTGTTATTTCTTCTTGGTCGGAACCAATTCCTCTGCTTTACGACGCATCTGTGCGGCTTCTTTGCTTAGTTTATCGGCTTGACTACGATAGAACTTTGCTTCAGATTCTGGTGAATCAAAAGAAGTTGGTTGGGTAGTTTGTACAGTAGCTTGTACTGTTTGTTCAACAGTAGCAGTTACTTTAGGCATATTGTCAATTTCACTTATTGGACGAGCTTCTGTTTTTTCAGGAGTATCCGATTTGATAGATAAATCGTCAACAGCAACACCTCTTTGCTCGGCAATCAGTTGATTCAACTCAGATAGAAGGATACCAAAATTGGGTGCTGGCATCATTTCAATTTCACTGGTTTGTGCTTTGATCAATCGGCCATTTACATGTAACCATGGAAGCATAGTACTACCATCTGGGAATTGTGTACGTGCTAACACATCGGCAAATTCGTACGCATCCTGTCCTGCTCCACTTTCTACCAAATTGATGATAGCATCATGATAGATATCGGGCATGTTTTCAGTTGGAACAATTAGGCAATGATACGCATCGCCGGGCAGTGTGCGATAAACTACTAGACATTTTTTGTTAGTAGCCTTGACACGTGCCACGTGTTTGAGTTCGGCCATATTAGACTCCCGCAGTCGCTTGAGCGGCTTTTTGTGCTTCTGCTTGTTTTGCTACATTGTTCAAAAATGCTTCTAACTTGTTGTAAGTTTGACCTACTGCTACCATTTCATTTGGTTTGAACGCACCGCGTGAACTAGCAATATCAATAATAACTTTCATTGATTGTAGATCGTTAATAGTTAAATCATTGCTGTTTTGAGTATCAGATGTAGCATTATCTGTTGTATTTTGTTGTACGTCGTCAGTCATATTGTCTCCTTAAAGTACTAACTTAATTATCTTGTTTGTAGTAAAGGACAGGCAATCGTGAAAAAACTGAGTTCTTTTTCTGACTCAAAACCAATACGGGTGTTATATACTATGGTATTGGTATTATCCAAGGTTATGCCTTGTCCTACATAATACCTATTATTTAGATTCTTGTGGATCCATGCATCCATAGATTTGACTATAGTAGGAGTGTACCTATCTATAGTTGTATACTTAAAATGAGGACAGGCAAACTCAACCCTTCTAAGATTATAATAATCTAACGGATTAGGTTTGCCATTCTTTAATGCCATTATGCCGCCTCTTTAGCAAATTCGTAATAAGCATATTCTCCAAATGGTGGAACAATAGTGTTATTACCGTGGATAATGAATACTGTATCACAGTAATTTTCATCACCCCAACTACCCCAAGGATATCCATCAGTAAACATGATAAACTTTTTAGGTTGAATGTCATTCTCTTTCATGTATTCCCAGTTGGCATCAAACTCAGTTCCGCCACCGCCCATTGGTTCATAGCTGTCGAACTCGTCAATGTTATATCCATCAAAGTCAGCTTCGTTGTAGACTTTAGTATCAAAGCACCATACTTTAATCTTAAAGTCTTTATACTCTTGCATAATACCTTTAATCTCTGTTAAGAAGTCTTTTGCCTGTTCGTCACCAATAGAACCTGACATATCAATTGCAACACAAATATCAATAGTTTCTTGAAACTGTTGACCTGGAAGAATGGCATTCATGTGCCAACCTTTACGATTAGGACGCATAAAACTAAAATCATTCTTAATAGTGCTTTGGATTTGTTGACGTAAGATTTCACGCCAATTCATCTTAGGCTCAGTTAATTCTTTAATCATGCGTTGTACACTAGCAGGAGTATTACCAGCGCCTGCGGCTTGTGCGGCCTGCATTGTAGCTTCGCGGATTTCATCACGAATCTGTTTTAATTCTTCTTTAGAATATTTTGGCTTGCCATCTTTGCCATCTTCTCCCCAATCAATATGATCGTCAAGTAACTGGCCAAGAGCATTTAGTTCTTCTTCGTCCATTT